GCTAATGCAGCTTATGCTCAAGCAAATACAGGTGTTATAGATGCATGGGTAAGAACTCAGGCTAACAATGCTTATGATAAAGCAAATTCAGCTGGTTCATTTGCTAACGGAGCTTTTGTAACAGCCAATTCTGGTGCATCTTTTGCTAACGGAGCATTTATAACTGCTAATGCATCTTATACATCACAAAATACAACAGCATCTTTTGCTAATGGTGCTTTCGATAAATCTAACACAGCAGCAATAAATGCACAAGCAGCCTTTAACTTTGCGAATACTACTTCAAATATATCATTAACATTTAGTGCTACGACTGTGTTGGATGTATCTGCAAGTGGAACCACAGCTTATATTTTTTCTCAATATACAGGATTAAACAATCCTAATATATCAACTTTTAGTGCTACAACTTTAGGATTTAATCTAAATCCTCTTTCCGGTTCTCATCCATTTCATATTAGAACAGGTGATAATAGTGCTGACTTCGACACAGGATTAGTTCACATTTCACCTACAGGAACAATTTCTTATGGATCAGCCGCACAAGGTAAAACAAGTGGATTATTATTATGGAGAATTCCACACACATCTGTTGGCAATTACAAGTATCGTTGTTCCGCTCATGGATCAATGATTGGTAATATTAATATTGCTAATACAGCAGGCATATATTTCGCCTATAGTTCATAATGACAGATAAATAAATCATGACAAATAAAAATACTCTCACAATCGGTTCAAAAGTTTCTCAAATAGAGATGATGTACTATGGGACGGTCGCTGTTGTGCCACCAAATCTAACCGAACCAATAAACAGTTATTATTGTTTCTTGGCAAAACCTTTGCCTTGGACGGATAATGTGAATCCTCCTGTACCAACAACAGATTTAAAATCAATCAAACAAATATTTAAAAATATATTTATAGTAAAACAATTAAAACCTAATGACATAGCTCCAGTCATACAAAGGGTGGATTGGACTTCTGGTGTAACATACGATTATTTTTCAGATGAAATTGATATGTTTGAAAAAGATGTAAATGGTTTTTTGAGAAAAACTTTTTATGTTAAAAATAAATATGACCAAGTATTCAAATGTTTATGGAATAACAATACACAACCTTCCACATTAGAACCATATTTTGAACCAGGTACATACGGTGCGAATAAAATATTCAAAGGTGATGATGGTTATAAATGGAAGTTTATATATACTATCGACACTGGTTTAAAATTAAAATTTATGGATAATGAATGGATTCCAGTGGCAATTGGATCAAATACACCAAATCCATTGGTTACCACTGCGGGAATAGGAAGTCTAGATGTTATCAATGTTGTTAATGGTGGGTCAGGTTACGATCCTAGTAACGCTGTGGTGTATGTTACAATAACAGGAGATGGAACTGGTGCGGCTGCAACCGCAAATATTTCTGGTGGTTCAATACTAGATATAATTGTTACCAATTCTGGTTCAAATTACACTTATGCTAATGCATCAATAACTTCTACTCTTGGTGGCAATTCATCACTTTTTGTTGCAACATCACCAGTCGGTGGCCATGGATTTGATCCAATTTCTGAACTAGGATGCGACCACATTATGTTAACATGCCAATTTGAAGGCAATGAGAGTGGTTATATTCCAACAGACATTGACTTTCATCAATTAGGACTAATAATAAATCCGACAACAAGACAATCTAATCCAACTTATGCTAACGGATCAATTTATAGCACGACAACAAATATCGTTGTGGCGCCTGGTGCTGACGCTGGTTTTAGTATGGATGAAGTTGTTTATCAAGGTTCATCTACCAATCCATCATTTACTGCAACTGTTTTGAGTTTTGATGTTGGTTCCAATATAATTAAGCTAATAAATACATCTGGAACTCCATCAGAAAATGGTCCAATATTTGGATTGAATTCAAAAATTACAAGAACATTACTGTCTTATAACACTCCAAATTTTGCAATTCATTCGGGTTATTTGTCGTACATTGAAAATAGGAGTGGTGTACAGAGAAGTGTTGATGGCATCGAACAATTTAAATTTGTATTAGGTTACTAAGGGAAAAAAATGGCTTTAAATTTTAACGTTGATCCTTACTATGATGATTTCGATGATGCGAAAAACTTTCATCGAATTCTATTTAAACCAGGTAAGGCGGTACAGGCCAGAGAATTAACACAGGCTCAAACAATATTGCAAGATCAAATTACCAAATTTGCAAATAATATATTCAAAGAAAATTCTCCAATTACTGGTGGTCAAATTACCACAAATTTTAATTGTTATTATATAAAATTACAATCAACATACAATAGTGTTGTTATAGATGTTGCAGACTTTGAAGGATTATTATTAACAAATGCAAATGGAACAGTTGTAGCAAGAGTTATTGCAACAGCTGTTGCAACAGGCACAGCTGGAGAAGGTGATCCACCAACTTTGATTGTTGTATATAAATCAGGAACACAATTTACAGACAATGATGTCATCTTTGATGTAAATTCCAACAAAGCTTGTCAAGCAATTACAAATTCGTCAACTGGACAATCTTCCGTAGTTTCTATTGCAAAAGGTGTTTTCTTCGTTCTTGGTAATTTTGTACAGATTGAACCAACAACAATCATATTAGGTAAATATGACAACACACCTTCTAAACGTGTTGGTTTGGAAATTACCGAAACCATTTATGATTTTGCAAATGACTCATCATTATTGGATCCAGCTGTGGGAGCATCTAATTACCAAGCTCCAGGTGCAGATAGGTATTTAATTAGTTTGACATTAACTACTAAACCTCTATATTTTGGTGATGACCAATTGTTCGTTGAGTTACTTCGTGTTGAGGATGGTAATGTTTTTAAAATGGTCGATGGTTCTGTTTATGCAGTCATTGATGATTATTTTGCTAAACGTGATTATGAAACTAATGGTGATTATATTGTAGAAGATTTCAAATTAACACCTAAAGTTAATGATGATGATGATAAGTATATAATGAATGTTGGCAAAGGCCTTGCATATGTTCGTGGTTATCGTGTGGAGAATCCAGCACCATTAAATATTACTTCCAATCGTTCTAGAACAACATCATCAATAAACAATGATACAACAGTTTTGAATTATGGTAGTTATTTTATTGTTTCTGGTGTTGTTGGTGCAAATGCAAAAACATTTGATGTAACCACATCAAACACAGCGGATTTTCACTGTGTTACTGCACCAAATGTAGTTACGACAAATACCTCAACTTATAATTCAACGTTGGTGGCCAAGGGTTATATTCGTGGCTTAGATTTTCAAAGTAGTCCAACGAATTCTGATGCCAATACATACATTTATAAAGCTTTTGTATACGACTTACAAAACCAAGCATTAAGTGGTCTATTAACTTCTGCAAACTCTATTGCTGTTGTTTTACCAGCAACAAATGGAAAAACATCTTCGGTTAATGATGCTTATGTTGGTGTAGACATTTCAATTACATCAGGAACAAATTCTGGTGAAACAAGAACAATTATAGGTTATGTTGGTTCAACAAGAACAGCAACAGTAAATAAATCCTGGAGTGTAACGCCAGATGCCACATCAGCATTTGTATTGAATTTTGACACAACTGATATTGAAAGTATAATACAGGCTGATACTAGTTCTTATCCAGCAACAATATACGGTAAAGCAAAAATTGATGATGATGGAAAACAAAATAGTTTAACATCAGGTGATACTATTTTTGAAAATCCAAGTAAACCGGAATTAGTTTTTCCTATAGGTTTGCCATATGTTTCCGATATTACCGATGCATCTTATACAACTTATTTGCAAAGTCGAAGTGTTACTTTTGGTGTTTCTGGTAGCACATTGTCTGCTACATTACCTTTGTCAGGAAGTTATTTGGGTCTTATTAAACATATAGGAACAGAAAACACCACACTTACTTCTGATTTAGTTGAAGAAAATTTTACAATTATAGTAACATCTAAAGGTTCAAACAGCAAATTTGATGTTGGTGATATTGTTCCTTGGACAATAAGTGGTAGAAGTGTTGCATTGAATTCAGATTTATCACTTGCAACATTAACAACAACCACATCTGATTTAACAGCATTCACAGCAACTATTTTATATAAAGCTACTATACCGGTTGCAACAAATTCCAGCGTTATTTTAAAAATCAAAAATTTAGTTAGTGCAAATGCAAATACTGTTGTGGCCACTGGAGGAACACAAGTAAATACCTATACTTATGTTGATGATGGCAATTCTTCTACCGGTCAAATTTACATACAAAAAGCTGGTGTTGCAAATCCAG